TTATCGATGCTTCGTTACGTGATCTTTGTGATCTAAGCACATTATCTCAGTCTTGTAAGCGTTATTGCATGCTGTACTTTTTGTTGATGTATGTTCTGATACACTGCTATCTATTTTTTTTTTCAAGCAGAAGACGGCATACGAGATACATCGGTGACTGGAGTTCAGACGTGTGCTCTTCCGATCTCCATTTTGCTGATCTCCTGTTAAGGGGAAGGAAGGCGGGATCGCTCCCGCCTCGGTGGTGTCAGTCCATCATGGCTAATTCGTCGCGCCATGCCTTGTCATCGTGGGCGGCTTCGTCGAGCATATCTTGGGCAATCTCGATCCATGTTTGTTGGTAGGTATCGACCATGCATCTCGCCATTGGATGCTTGTCGAGATAGTTGATGAGACGCTCGGCGTTCTCAATCGTGCTGTCCTTCTCAAACCGTTCAACCAGTTTCTTCATGGTGGTTCTCCTAGACTCATCAGGCGTGGTCGGCCACGCGACCGAGATTGTGTCTCGGTTTCGTCTCTTTTGGGGGTCTCACGATTTCAATCAGCTCGTGGCGGGAGCGGTGGTGATTTGCTCGGCCAGTGATGAAAAAGATAGTGCCGTGGTGGCACGGTGTCAACGGGGTTGTTGACGGTTAGGGAAATAAATCGACGAATTATTTCCCGCAGCAGAAATCGGCTCCGCAGCCGCTCGATGTTCGTTGTGCCGCAACGGAGATCGAAGGACGATCGACTAAAATTTCGGGGCCGAAAGCCGCAGCCTTTGCTGATCTTCTCATAGAGAGAGAACAAGAGAGGGGAGACAGAATAGCAGGGGATTAGCCTGGCGATTGATAGGGGAATTGATACTGGCAGATCAATCAATGGCAGATTGATTTCACGACAAGGCGGGGGTAGACATATCAATGGGTTACAAATGTAATGTTATAACATAACAGTGCGAGGGGTCATGGCACGGGGCGGTAGACGCGAAGGCGCAGGGCGGAAAGCCAAGCCAGCAGGGGAGCGACGGGTATCCTTCACATGGGAGAAAGTGGCACAGGCCATCGAGCTGTCGCCGGAGAAAACGCCACTGGCTCATCTCCTCGCGTTCATGCAGAACGAGGCCATGAAGGACACGCTCCGGTTACAGGCGGCTATCGCGGCGGCCCCGTATATGCACCCGAAGCTATCAGCCATCGAGATCAAGACGGATCAAGCGGCGCCGATGAAAGCGCAATCGGAGATCGGGGCGGCATTGGCATCCCTTGCTGAATTGATGCGGCAACGCAAAACCATCGACGGGGATGTGGTGGACGTGGATGAGAAGGCCACAGGCAGGGGTGACGCGGTGGCACACAATAAGAGTGACAGGATGGCACGAGACATAACGGCACGGTCCGGCAGGGCTGATACGTCGGCAGATCCAATGCCTTTGCTGATCGACGGCACGATAGAAGGCAACGACGATGGTCGATGATCCTAGCGGCGACGGCAAGAAGGCGGTCGAGGCGGTTGTTGCGGCGGTCGATGACCCCCATGCGCGCCGCGCGCAGGAACAGGATACCCCCCGTCCACCTGAAATCAAAAATAGACCTAGTGCCAAAATGTCACCAATGGACGAGATTCAAAAGTCTTTGGAGGGCATGGACCCTATCAATCAGATGGCGCTTAATGCTCGTCTGAAGTTTTTACAAACGGCGCGGCCCAATCAGATTATTCCGGAGAAGGACGATTGGTCTTTTGCTGGGGTGCTTGCTGGGCGTGGGTTCGGCAAGACATTCATGGGAGCGGCGTGGTCGTGGTGGCAAGCGTGGATGATGCCGGGAAGTTACGGGGCGATTATTGCGCCGACGCGGTATGACGTGCAGTTGGTGTGCATTGAGGGACCGGCCGGAATTTTGAGCCAAATTCCTCCGGAATGTGTTGCTGCGTATAACAAGCAGGATCTGAAGATCAAGCTGACGAATGGCAGCCAGATGCAGGGGTTCTCTGCGTCGGAGCCGGATCGTTTGCGTGGACCGCAGCATCATTGGTCTTGGTGTGATGAGCTTGCTGCTTGGGCTGATCCACAAGAGACGTGGGATATGTTGCAGTTTGGTATGCGACTTGGGGAGAAGCCAAAGACGATTTGGACGACGACACCCCGGCCGATACCGATTGTGAGGAAGCTTATCAATTTGCCGGGAACGCATCTTATTCGCGGTTCAACATTTGAGAATAGAGAAAACCTGCCGAAGAGTTTCTTTGACAACCTTGAGCAGTATAACGGGACAAAGATCGGACGTCAGGAACTTCTGGGTGAGTTGCTGGACGCGGAAGAGGGCGGGATTATCAAGCGGGACTGGATACAGATCTGGCCGCGAAATGTTCCTTTGCCGCCGTTCCAGTTGATCGTTGTGTCAATGGACACCGCGTTCACGGAAAAGCAGCGGGACAAAAAGTCGGGGGACCCCGACCCGACGGCTTGCATGGTGTGGGCGTATTTTGACCACGATGGACGGACGGGATTTTTGCTTTTAGATTGCTGGCAGGATCATCTGGGGATGCCGGAACTGATCGAAAAAGCAAAGCAAGAGATGTCTGTAAGGTGGGGTGATGATGAGTTTCGAGCGACCATCAAACCGTCCAGAGGATCAAATAAACCTTATAATCTGGGCCAAAAACCTGACCATCTTCTTATTGAAGACAAGGGATCAGGTATCTCTCTCAGACAGATGCTCTACCGGGAAAAAATATTTCCCATTGCATACAATCCGGGACGCGCTTCAAAGCTCCAGCGACTACATGCCGTCTCTCACCTCTTCCACGCCGGGTTGGTCTATGTCGTCGAATCAAAAAAATCACCGGGATACCCTGCCACTTGGACGGAAGAGGCTTTGACCCAACTTTGCACCTTTGCTGGGGAAGGCTCTATCAAGCATGATGACTATGTTGACTCGACCACTCAGGCTTTGCGCTGGATGGCCGATAATGCTAGATTGTCGGTGACTGAAGAAGATGAAGAACCCTATCGGCCCCAGCAGCCAGTGGTGAACCCCTATGCCGTTTGACCCGACTGATCCAAGATACGCCTCACCTCTTGCTGCCATGGCGCAGGACCGTATGTCGGGTATGCTTAATCAGCCGCAGATGAAAGTGTTTGCAGACGCAGCGCAAGACGGCGGCACAAATTATGTCTCTCCCATTATGCCGACACAAAACCAATTGAACCGCACAATGGGGATGGCAAAAGGGGGAGCAGTCAATGATGAACTTGCAGGTATCAAAGATACAATTCGATCAGAATTTGCAGCCCGTGGATTGGACTTTGACCGTTTCGTTCAAAACCCGGCAGTCATGGATGAGGTGGGAAAGTCCATCCAGTCTCAAGGCATCGACGGGGATACCATCCTCGCGCATATCAATCCTGAAGAGGCACAGCTTCTTAAAGAGATGGGTGGCGCCGGAACTATTAACCCTTCTACTGGTCTTCCTCAGTTTGCGGGCGCAGATCCGTCTGGCTCAAGTGTCACGTCGTCTAATTACAGCGGCGGATCATCTGCAAGTAACTATACTGGTGGCAGTAATCTGGGCGGTTACGGAGGCTCGGGCAGCGGCAGTCAATCGTGGAGCGGCGGCGGTGGTAACTATAATACCAGCAGCATGGCTGCTGCACGGGCAGCAGACCGTGCGTCTGTTTCTGGATACACTGGTGGCGAAGGCGGAAGCAGAAAAAGACGCACAGCAACGGCTCGCGCAGCGGATCGCGGATCTGTGGCGGGATATTCTTCAAACGGTGGAGAACTTTCAACGGTCTTGTCACCAATGGGTGCTTCAAGCCGTTCCATATCTTTGGGAGAAGGAAATGCACCAGCTCCACAAGCAACTCGTCCTGAACCGTCAATCCCAAGTTACAATTTTATGTCGGGTTCCCAAATCGGCGGGGCCAGAAATCATATCTGGTCTCAGACAAACTTGCAACAATCCCTGGCCGTACCCCGGCGTCTAGGCACAATTGCCCCCACATCAACCGGTAGTGGGTCGGCTCCTGCTGCCGGATCTTCCATAAATTTTAGCAATGTTTCCTTTGCTGATGCCG